TTAATTATTTTCATAGATAATCCTCTCTTTTTTATATCCTCTATATACATATAAAGCAATAGATGCCATGCGTCAACCTTTTATTCTGATTTTAAATTATCTGGTCTTCTCAAAGGTTTGTGAAAAAAATTATCAAAAATGTCTGGACGAGGTAATGCTTTTATGTTTGCATAAAATATGTGATTACCAATTCTATCGACCTCTGTGAAATGTTCTGACCAGTATGGTTGAACTTGTTCAGTATGATAATGAGTGACATTACCACCTACGACACTAATATACTCACCTTCTTCAATCATCAACTTTGCTAATGCTTTTGCTCGTTGAAAAGAAAAAGAATCGGTTGGTTGGTCACTTAAATTATCACACCAAAAACTAAACTGGCATCCGATTTCATTCTCTTGTGTAATAACCTCACAAATTGAATTTGGATATTTTTTACTTTCTTTTCTATTAAGCACGACCTCTGCGACTGCTAGTTGTCCTGAAATAGGTTCACCTCTCGCTTCAAAAAATATTGTTAAAGCTAAACACATTAAAGCACTATCAAACATAAAATTCTCCTTGTTTACACATTATCAGAGGCTGTTGTGGGTATGTATTCACCTCTGTCCATCAAACCACCTTTTACACCTAACCATATCTTAGGACCACTTCTAGTTATCTTAAACTTAGCTATTTTATTTGATTGAGTAAGTTCTCTACAGTAATTATTAATCGAACTTTGTTTTAATCCTCTTAGACATACTGGTGAATCATAATCATCTAATCTTTCAAGTATATTATTAGTACTTGCTTTTTGTGTGAGTGCATTACCTTCATTTTCGCACTTTTTAATCCAATCATATAAAGCATTTATTCTTATTTGTTTTTCTGTATCTGAGTCCATATCTTCAAATACATCTGAAAAATCATTTAAAAGACCAGTTTCGTTATCTCGTACAAATTTACGGATATTACGATCAGCAGGACCATTTGATTTTACTACTGCACCATCGAAAAAACCATTCCTTGTATATGTCATATTTAAGGACTTGGCTCTTGACTTACCCTCCTTAACACTGACGGACCAAATAGAATAAGCGAACCTTACCCCATCAACAAGTGCAGATGTTCCTCTAATTAGTTGTCTTGCTTCTTCTGGTGTCTTTGGGGGATCATTATCCTTGAACTTAGCCATGTGGTGACAAAGTAATACAGTAGCACCAGTTTCCGTTGATATCTTAGCCATTAAACCCATAAGAGCTGCTCCAGCAGCTGGATCTGCATTTACATCTGCATGAACAAACGAAGCTAATGGGTCAAATACAATAAGTTTTAAATTATCAATTTGTAGTATTTGTTCATAATATTTTTCAAACTCCTCACCAGTATGATAACTTTTATCAGAACTTTGTTTCATAATTGGGAACACACCACCATAGTTAGGCAGAGGAATAATTTGCATTTTATGTTGATATTTTAATCTATCATTATTTGGATCTAATCGAGTAACCCTCCTATGGATTTCAGCCTCATCATCCTCTGCTGTGAAAATTATTGTGTTTCCAAACTCAGATATTTGACCACCAAACGCACTTTGTAAACTATTACCAGACGATATTTTCATCGCCAAATCTAATGTCATCATACCTTTACCACTATCTCCAGACGCTGAAAATAAAGCAGGAACACCTAAAGGCATGACATTTTCAACTAAAAACTTTTGTCTTGGAGCAGTTTCAGAGAAACGAGATATTAATAAACTATCATCTAATAAGTTTATTGATTTTTGAGCTTTTACTTTAATATCATTTATAAAATCTTTAACATTAAAATTTTTATCATTGATTGCATCGGCAGCATCCCATTTTTGAGGTTTATTAGGTGGTGGATTTAAAATAGCTACAGACTTAGCACCATTTTTTAAAACTAACTCTTTAACAAAATCAGCTAGTTTCTTCCCAGATGTATCATTATCACCCCACACCAAAACTTCTTTATTTTTCAACGGAGAAAAATCATATTTATCTTCAGAATTTTTTGTTAGCATCCCAGCTCCACCAATATGACAAGTTGCTGTGAAACCAACACTGTTTAACGCATCTGCACACTTTTCTCCTTCAACCCATATAACTTTTTTAGATTTTAATATATTAGGAATATTATAAAGAGGTCTTTTTTCTGGTAGTTTAGGATAAGAACAATCTGGTATAAATTGTCTAAATTCTTTTTTAGGTTTTCCATCAACATCAACAATAAGATTATTGTTTTCATCTTTAAGATTATATCTACGGACGATTGCTAAAACCTTATTGTCTTTATCTAAATATTTATGCTCATAATCAAAAGGAGTGTTTATATCATATTTAATTTTTGTTTTTTTTAAATCTTTATCTTTGTTTAAATCTTTAAAGGGATTAGATGGAATGTTTTGTATATATTTATTATCATCTAAATATTGTGCAAAAAAATCTTTTACTTGTGGTAGTGTCATATTACGACCCTCCATAAGTATCTTTACAATACCACCTATTTTGTCACCACGATTAAAATCTTTACCTTTCATAAAGTTAAAACCAGAAGCCGTATCTATTTTACAAGATTTTCCAATTTCACCTTTTAATGACCCTATACAAAACACTTTGCCATTAAAAACTCCATTTGGAAAAGTACTGGTTAAAGCCTCTATTTGAACTTCTTCAGGAACTTTTTTGCTTATTTCCTCTATTAAATTACTATATGTAGTATTGTCAAATTCATCATAACCCATTATATTGTACTCACTGTCCTTTTCATGTGGGGGTTAATTAAACACAGACCCCCACACTTTTTATTTTTCCCAACACGTTTTATTGAACTCACAAAATTTACAAATGAAATAGTTTCTGTCAAGTGCTATACGAGGTAACATTTCAGACGCATCTGTTGATTTAATTATTTCAACTGCTTTATCACTTGTTTCTTGTGCCAATATTTTATTAAATGGAACAAACTCATAATATATTTCACAAGTATTTTTATTTATTACACTAAACAAAGCTGGATTTTCATGGAGTTCCATATAAGCTTGATAAATTGCAATTTGTGACGCATATTCAGGTTTAGATTTAGCAACACCAAACTTAACTATATCTTTGTAGTTTTTATCGTTAGCAGATTTACATTCCCACAACATAGGATATTTAAAATCATTAGGACCACCACATATCACCCCATCAATGTGTCCTTTAATTTTATTATCTGCAACGGAAAATCCAAACTGATTTCCATTTTTATCCTCAGTTTTTAAATCAAATCCTGCGTTCCTAATCCAATTTGCTTTCATCTCCTCTAAAACATGACCAAACTCGAATATTCTTAAAGTTTTTGCACTGAACTCTTTATCACTATCTACCTTTGTTTCCATAAAACGATATTGTATTTTTCTAGAGCACTTATCTCCAAGAGAAGATCCACCTATATATTTTCTATTTTCTTTTGCTTTGTTTTTTTCTACAATAGAATTATCAATTAAATCAGAAAGGTATTTCTGTTCCTGGGGGGAGTTTTCCACCAGACCATTTAATATATGATTGCTCCAACTGTGTATAATCTCTTCCATCTGTAACATCCTTACACCTCTGTATTATAAATACTAAACCTAAAATTTGATCCATTGTTAATTCATTTAATTTTGTTGACCAACCAATGTTTTTCAAAACATTAGACATTGAAATTATTGGATCTTCTCTGTCTTCATAACTCATATTATTTACCTCTCTTTTTTAATGGTATGTAACCCAATCACATACACTAACTGTTCTTATTACATCTTCTTTTTCAGTAAAATCTTGAAAAAAGAAATAACTTTTAAAAAAAACATTATTAACTTTTACATTTGCAATAGATTGAATAAACAACTTATTTGTTTTATCTTTTTCGCTACTAATTATTTTAAAAATAATATCAATAATTTTATCTTCAGTAGGTCTATCTATTTTAGAAAATGAATCGTGATCTACACTTGTTAAATCACCATTTTTAAAAAACATTTCCATATTTATTTCTACCTTATCCATTACTTTTCTCCACCTAAAGCAGCATAGCCAACGATATCTATCCAACTATCCGTATGCTCTGGTGTTTCTATCAATCGACTTAATTTAACAGCTATCATGCACTGATAAACTTGGCTCACACTGATTTGCTTGTTTAACAAAACAGACCACATATCAGCTATCCGTTTGTGATTTTCATATGCGTTACCATAAGATTTTGCTCTATCTCCATTAATTAAATTTTCTGCCTCTGCTAAAATATCAACTCTATTCATAATGATCTGCTCCTAATTTTTTATCTAAAATTATATGTATAATTTTTTTATTCCAAAGATAATTTAACCAACAAGCAGCCTTGTATTTAGTCCAAGATAAATCAAAAAAATCTACAGAGATACCCATGTCATCTAAAAGATCTCTTTGTTTTTCTGACAACTTTTGATTTAACCAAAGTTTAGACTTATTTGCAGAATTTGATGTTTCTATTTGTCTTAAATAATCATCAGCAGCCGTAATTGCTTGCACTCTAGTTCCAATCGAAACAGTTATAACTTTATGTTTTCTTCTTTTGACTAATCCTATAGAGGTATCTCCAAATGTTGCTACTAAACCAAAACCATCAAATCCACTAGCCACTAATATTTTGCCATCTCCTTCTAAATCTAGCCAACGAAATGGAGAAAGATTAAAAATATCTACCTCTGTTAAATTAAATTCACAAAGTTCTGATTTATTTTCAATTGAGTTAAAAACATAACCACAAAAAATACATTCTTTAGAATTTAATGGAATTTCACATCCACATTGAGAGCAGATTTTTGTAGGACACTCGCCAACTTCATTTTTATCTTTACCTTGCAAATCAACTGTTTCATCAATTGATCCATGTGTTAAAACACTACATCCAAAATCTAAAACTATACAATCTTTTTTTATGATGTTTTTATGAACTTCTGGATCAACAGGACGCAAACCTCTTCCAATCATTTGCACCATAGTAGACTTGTAGCTACAAGGTCTTGTTAATACAATACAAGAAACAGGTGGAGCATCAAACCCTTCTGTTAAAACAGCAACATTTATTATCACTTGAGTTTCACCAAATTCTAAATCATTTAATATTCTTTTTCTGTCTAATTTTGGCGTTTCACCAGTGACTATTTCTGACTTAACACCTTTCTTTAAAAATTCTTCTAATAGGTTCTCTGCGTGTTTAATTGTGGAGCAAAACACTATTGTCTTCCTGTCACTAGCTTTATCATGCCACTCGTTTACAACTTTAGAATTTATTACAGTTGTATTCATAATCGTTTCGACTTCTGACATATCAAAATCGTCAACTGTTTTTCTGACATTATTAAGTTCTTCTTTTACACCAACATCAATCACAAATGTTTTAGGTTTAACTAAAAACCCCTCTCTAATTAAAGTTCCAATCTCAATTTGATGTGAGCAATTGTTAAAAATATCATTTAAACCTTTTTTATCTCCTCGGTTTGGCGTAGCTGTAAAACCAATAATTTTAAAACTAGGATTATTATTTTTAATTTTTTTAATAACTTTTTTATAACTTTTCGCAGCAACATGGTGGCTTTCATCTACCACAACTAAATCTATTTTAGGTATGCTTTCTAAATTATTATCTCTTGATAATGTTTGAATCATTGTAAAAACTACATCTCCACTCCAATCTTTCTCAGTGCCATCAACAACTGAAGTAGGAATCTTAGGATTAACTTTTAAAAATTTTGAATTATTTTGTTCGACCAATTCATCTCTATGTTGTACAACCAAAACATTCTTCTCTTTCTTATATCTTTCACCAATCAAAGCAGAAAGCATAATTGTTTTTCCAGATCCAGTAGGAGCTACCACAATAGTATTTGAATATTTATCTAAAGCTTGATTAGCTGATTTAATTGCAAATTCTTGATATTTCCTTAAAATCATTTTTATTCCTAAAATAATACTTGTTGTGTTGTTGGGTTGTAGCTTGAGTCATAACGAGTGTTATTGCCTTTGGGATAAGTTTGAATTTTATAATTTAAATTTTTTTTAAATTCTTTAACTTTTGTTTTTGATCCTACAAAATAAATATATCTATGTTTTCGAGGTCTATCGACTACCTCAAATTTATCTTTATTTGTTTTTCTCTCTTCAAGTGAATGCTGAAATGTTATTGTTTTACTGTGTCTATTTGAATTTTTTATTCTCCATTCAGATCTTTTTTCAGAAAGTCCTGTATAAATCCAATTTGTCGCTTGATATATATAGCCATGATGACCCATACTGGTATCAGCATAAGAAACTACGATCATCTCAGGTAACAATTTTAAACAACTACTCACAAAAAAACTTAATGTATTTTTTTCCATACCATCAGAGATACAAAGTCTATTAAGTTCATAAACATAACTCTCATATTTATCACCACAAACTCCTATACATAAAGCGTTAGAAGCTGGTTTTCCAAAAGTACAAACGCCAGATAAAACATTATTTTTATATAAACCAAAACAGTATTTAATCATACACATTCGTTTTGCATAATGCTTATATAAAAGCCATTCATCACACTCGAAATTTTTTATAGTCTTTATTTTAAATTTATTTTTAATACTTTGTTTCATCTGCATAACCTTGAGTGTTTGAGAGGGTTTACGGCACACCCCCTCTCCTGGTGCTCAACAGGCATGACTTACCTTGCCGTGTTGACTAGTTATCTCTCGCCCAAGCAGGTGCTTGACTTGAACTCGCATTAGTTGTGTTGTTAGTCGCCATATTAGTTGTATTAAATGATTGATTATTATTAATAGGAGTGTGTGATTGACCACTTGAACTAATAAAGTTTTTATCTGTTTTTAATAAAACTTTTTTAAGTTTGTTAGAATCTTGATTACCATTCCTTCCTTTTTCAATGCCAACAACAACACATATTTCTTTTCCAGAAAAATCAGATACACCATTTGGTAAGTTTCTTTTTTGTGAAGCATCTGGACCTGTATCTCTTGGATCTAAATTAAAAGCTGAATCAACAATTCTTCTTATTGTGCTCATGCCTTGTGGTTTCGCCCAATTAATTCCATCTGCATTTGGTTCACCATCGACAAAAACAGTAGTCCAAAATTTTCTTTTGTCGTATTGACCACCTACCACAGTAAATTCAATTTTAAACCATTTCCAAGCTTTTCCTTCTTGTGAAAATCCAAATATTGGATCATTAGAAAACTCTTTTAAAATATGCTCACCTGGTTGTATCAACATAACAGCTCTACAAACAAGATTATCTGGTAATAAACTACCTTCTAAATCCTCGAAATTATTAAAATCTACCATTTTATATCTCCTTATTAATTTTATTGGTTTTTCTTGGTTTACCATTTAAATGATCTATTAACTCAGCAAGATCAGGTTCTTCTTCCTCATTTAATTTTCCAGATCTATCCTTTGATGGAAAATCGAAATCATTTATTTTTGTGCAAATAAATTTTGCCTTGCCATCAACACTTGTCATTGTAATAATTTGATCCACGATGCCAGGCAGCTGGTCTGAAACTTTAGAACCTTCAATCTGTAATTTATATTTTCTTTTATTATACTCATCAAATTTATCATCGAGAATACAAACATATATTATATTTTTTTCTCTGATGTGTTGTAAGAAAACTAACCACTCCATCATCTCTAATGCTAATTGACCATATGCTTTTCTTATATCAACCTTACCAGTAGATGTTTTGTTTTCTGGTTGATTTTTACAATGATCTAAACATAATCGTGAAGCAACACTTATTGAGTCAATAAAGTAAGTATCATACTTATCATAATTTGTACGACTACCCCAAACTGATTCGAGATAATCAAATCTTGCTTTTGAGTAAAAACTGTCTTGATGTAAATCACTGTTACCTCTACCAAGATAACACGCAACATCTTTACAATCTTGCCAATTTTCAACTCTTAAAGATTTAATTGGAAAATCTGCCAAACATGAATCTCCAGCTTCTAAATCTATAAATAGTGTTTTTTCAGGGTCTAATTTTTTAACTTGACTTGTTTTGCCAATTCCAGACTCTCCTGCAATTAAAATTTTATGACCCCTTTTTTCTTTTAGTCTTTCCTCAGCACCTATGATTTGAATAGCCATTTTTATTCCTCTACTTTTGTAATTGTTGTGTAAGATTCTTTAACAGTTCTAAAATTATCTATTTCATTCTTTTGATAATTTGATAAATTTTTATAAACACTTTCTTTGATATTAAAATCAACAATGTGTGTAATATTGTCATTGAGTAATTTTTTTGTATACGCACAAAGTTTTTCTTGATCGTAAGAAACTGATTTTCTTATAGACACTTTTACTTTACAATTATTATCAACAATCGTGACAGTTCCAAAATCTTGACCTTTTAATTGAAGCTCAGATTTTGCTCTGTTATTGTATCTTGATTTTAATATGTCTTTAACTTCATTTAAATAATCAGTAGTTTTATTTTTTAAATCATCTAAAGCATTTTTTGTTTTAAAAAGTTCTAAAACATCCATTTCTTGAAAATTTGGTTTTTCTTTTGGAAACATATTTCCCTCGTCATTTATTGTTGCATTAAAATTCATTGTTGGTATGAATTGGTAATACTTTATATATTTTGAGAATTTATGTCAAACTTTTTTTTTCGACATGAAAATATCAATGTTATAAATCGCCTTCATTAACTTTTTTTTTAGTTTAAATTCAGGGGTTTCTATACCTTTTGCATCTTCAACAATTTCTTCAGAAGTATTATCTATATTTCTAATTGTATATGTGAAATCAGCAACGTATTTACAAATTCTTTGTCCATTTACGTTTAAATCGAAAGGAACTTGTAGCTTCAAGTTAGTAACGATTCGTGCTCTCTCCATTGATTTCAATTGACCATAACGCTCTGCTTCCCATTTTGAATCAAACGTTATATCGTCAACAATAGTTTTTTTTGCATTAAACTTATTTGACTTTTTAAACTTGGTATAATATGTTTGTTTTATAACCATAATTGGGAGTATATCAAATTGCCTGATACAAGTAAATTCAAAAGTGTTGGAATTAATTTAGACAGTTACAAAAAATTATTACGAATATCAAAAGAAGAAAGACGTTCTATTGGTCAACAAGTTTCAAAGCTAGTCGATCAAGAATATAAAAATAGATATAAAGATGAAAGCGTAGTGATTGCACAGGGAGTTGGATCAATAGCTAATTAAGCTAATCCTAAACTACCTAATCCACCTAATAATACATTCGCAGCAGCTGGGTCATCTTTTATTCTTTGACGTAAATTACTTTGTGGACTTACTGTTGCTGTAGGTGTTGATGGTGTAGTTATGTTAGGTGCTGTAATATTCAAATCACTTAACGCAGAGCTTGGTGAGGGCAAGTTAAGATTACCTCTTATATTTTCTAATTGTTCACCTAAACCCTGACTTTCTATAGCACTTCCAATTTGTTTATCTGCTTCTCTTGCACCCTCGTCAATACTCTGTGCAGCAAACTGTCTAACTGTTGCTAAAAATGCGTCACCAACAATACTACCTCTTTTTTCTGGTGGTAGACCTTTTGATTTGTTATAAGCATCTATAACTTGTTCTCTAGCTCTCTTACTACTTACAACATTACCTAATATTGTTATTCTTGCTATTTTAGGTATTTGTGCTAAAAAGTTCGCTGTAAGACCAGCAGCTACTAAACTTCCAGTGCCTACATCATCAGCTAAAAGTTTTAAAATATCTCCAAACTCTCTAATATCAGCAGCCTCTTCTTTATCAAAAAGAATGTCTAACTTTTTATTTGGTCTACCAAGATTATCATAACCATCAAGTTTTTTTATGTTATTAGAAAACCTATTTAAAATTTTAGCATCAAAGGTTGTACCTACGCCTTCAAACATGGACTCTATGTATGTTCTTTGTAAAATTTTAAATTGTTCTGGATTTTGAGTTTTAAAATAGTCAACAACTTCTTTAAATTGATTTATAGGGATAGTATTACTAGTAATTACGTCCATCGCATCTTGTGTAGTAATTTGTCCAGCTATATCTTGTTTAGATCTAATACTTTGCAACACTTTATTAGTTTTTAAAATTTTATCATTTTTTATTGCGTCAGAAATTTTATTTAAATTGTCTAAACCTATTTCTTTTACAACATCGTCAGATCTTATAATGTCATCAACTACATTTTGAGATATGTTACTAGGACCTAAATCGTCCATGTTTTTAGCTTGTTTTAACAAGCTATCATATTTTTCTTTACCAAATATTTCTACGCCAGTTGATTTAAGTTCTTCTAAAGATTTTCTATATGATGACGCATCAAATTTAGCTATATTACCTATTTCATAACCTGAAGTTCTGAGTTTATTATTTAAAAATTGATTGCCTATTTTATTTTTAAATTTGTCATAAAGCTTAGAATCAACTGCATCTAAAGATTCTTTTAAACTTTTAAGAACTGAAGGATCATCTGGTTTTAATAATTTTAAAGCAAATCCTTCTTTTATATTTAATTGTTCAGCAGTTGGTATTGTAACTTTTACGTCTGGATCTAATTCTTTTGCAATTTTTTGATCTCTTACATTTTTAAATTGCTCTATAAATCTTCTTGATTGTATTTGTGTGGCTATTTTATCAAATTTATCAATGTCTTTAAAATACTGACCTCTAGCTGGTTTAAGTTTATCTGAAGCTTTAATTAAATTATCTCTATCAATTTTAGACAAACTTTTAATATTTACTAAATCTTTTTCATTAAATTTTAGTAAATCATCAACTGCATTTTTGTAAGCATTTAAATAAGTGTCAAACATACCAGGTTGTTCCTTAACTACTGTTTTTTTAGCTTTTTCTATTGATGAAAAAATTGCTTCATCCATATATTGTGGTTTCAACCCAAGTGATAAATCACTTATTGTTTTTCTTAAATTATACAAAGTTGTAAAGTTGGTTTTATCTCCTAATTTAGCAAATTCGTCTTTCAAATATGTGAATGCTTTTTCTGGTTCAGTACGTTTTACTAGTCCACCTGGTCCAGTATAAAGATCATTTATATCATCTGAAATTTCTTTAATAGGAGCAGTTGAAATAAATTTTATATCTCCTGCTGTATCTTTACCAATCGAGGCTTTTACAACATTATCAACATCTTTAAAATAATCTATTGCACCTTTTTTTGTAAGAACCATTGAATTAGTTATTTGATCGAATAAATCTTTATCTAATTTTTTACCTGTTCTAATTGATGTATCTAAATCTTTAATAACGCTATCTAAGTCAGCAGATAATTTTTTTTGTATTACTTTAGATTGATTGATAATTTGTTGCGTGGCATCAGATGGTGTTTTAGAAATTAATTCACCAAACTCTTTTTTCGTTTGTCCTTGCAACTGTTCTTTTCTTTGTGTGTATCTTTTTATATCTTTGTCTAATTGTTTTCTAGATGCACTTCTAGCAGGTGAAGTACCAATAACTGCTGTAAGCAATTCCTCAATTTTTTGTGCTAAAGGACTTGTGCCTAACGTTTTTTGTGAAACAACATATCCTCTTTCTGTTGCTTTTCCAACAGTTGCCAATTTTTCTCCACCTTCTTTAGCAAGTTTAGAACCTGGTTGAAGTGCTTTAAATATTAAAAAAGGAGCACCAAATAGCAATTCACCAGCACCAGCATATAAAGCCTCTCGTCCAGCGTCCTTTACAATTTCTTTACCAGTTTGTCTTGAAACACCAGTAGCAACTTCAAGTCCTTCCTCTGCTAATGAACCACCGAAAGCACCTACGGCTGAACCTATCGCACCACCTAATACAGTACCAATCGGACCTAAAGCTGAACCTAACGAAGCACCTTTAATTCCTCCAGCTACAGCACCACCAACTTCTGGTGCTAATCCAGCAAGATCAAACAAATCTCCTCTAGTTAATCCACGCTCATCTATTAAAACATTTTTATCTGATTTAACACCAAACTTTGCTGCTCCAGATGGAGTCAAAGCTAATCGACCTCTATTATCTCTTAAATAATCCTCAGTGCCTAATCCAAAACTACCTAGAACAGCTTCTTCTTCATTTTTATCCTCTGCTCGTGATAGTCTAGCTCTTAATCTGCGATCACGAATACCAGTTTCAGTGTCAAACTGTGGACCAACTTCTTCTTGCTCAGTGGTTGTAGTTAAAGGTGTTTCTCTTCTAGATTCTAATAAATTTGGTCTTTTACCAAATCTAAAATCTCTCTCTAATATTCTCCTAATTTTTACTTTTTCTTGAACAGTAGGCGTTTCACCTGAAATTTTAAAATTAACCACGCCTTGTGGAGTATTTACTGAAACTTCACCCATTACGCATCCTTAGTTAAATCATAAAATAATTGCCCATTTTTAGTTGAAACTTCAACACTACCAAAAAATTTTTCTAAATCTTTATCTATTATTTTTAACACATTTTCATATTCTTTTTGACCTACCTCTCCAGCTTTATATTGATCTCTTCTTAAAAATCCATCCATGACATTATCTATAGCTGTTTTTGATTCAATAAACATTCCCTTAACTTGTTGTAAATTGGCTAGTGCCTGATTAGGATTTGTAAAAACATTATCTAAAGATGCAGTAAGATCTTCTAATCTTTGAACATCAACATTTGAAATACCATTTCCAGTTTCTTGTGTTAAAAATCTTTTAAATCTTGCGATCAAACCTCTTTGTATAGCTTTTAGTTTTTGTGTTTTTAATTTTAGTTCTCCAGTTTTTTCGTCTTTTATATATAAATCATCTACACTACCTTGTCCAAAAACGTTCTTTGCATCAATACCAAGTACCTCAACAAGACTAGTGAGTTTTGATTTAGTTAAATAAGCAGCAGTTCCACCTGATTTTTTATCACCTACGTTTTTAATATCTTCAACTAAAAACATTGCATCATCAATTAAATTTAATCCAGCTTCGGTTCTTGCCAAAGCGTTTGATATGGGAACAATATCTGCCTGTGGATCTACATAAACTCTTCTACCATCTGTTGGATCTGTTCCACGATTAATTTTAATCGGATCTCCAGCTATTGTAAAATCTTTTGCAGTTAAGTTCAGTAATTTTTCTATTTCTTCTTTATTCCCAGTTTGTTGAGCTTCAAGTAGTTTGTAAGCTAGATCTCTATTTCTAGTTATTCTATCAACAATTAAACTTCTTTCAGTTTCTTGTTGTTTTATTTTAGATTGTCTTCTTCTTTCATCTTCTTTACCTAATTCTCCAAGAGCAAACTGTCCTGCTGCAATTTTTCTACTTTCAGCTTGTTTTCTAGCTTCACTCGCTAATGGTAATGCGACTTGTCCAGCTTTACCAACCTCTCCAAATATTTTACCAATATCAAGTTTTTTACCTGCTTTATTTTGCATAAGAGCTAAACCAAAAGCTACCATCGCATCTTTCATATCTGGTTTACCACTTGAGTCTAAACCTGTAGCTTCATAAAAGTCTTTTTTATATTGCTCCATAGCTTTCGTTCTCTCTTCACCAGTAAGTTGTTCTTGAGGACCATAAAGCTCATTTAAAGAATTAATAAGAAGATCCTCTGCTGATTGTTCATTAGATTTTCCCCCTAAAACTTCTTTGTCAGTTATTGTAGGTTCTCTCTCTTCTTTTAAACTTTCAAAATCACCTGGTAAACTTCTTTCTATTGTTTCAAAATCTTTTGGAACATCTTCGGATATAAAGGATGGAGGAGCTACACCTATACCTTCTGGTAATGATTTTAATTCTGTTAATTCACCTTTTAAAACATCTTTTTGTGCTTGTTTCGCTTGTTCCGCTGCTCTGTCAATTTCATCTTGAAGACCTAATACACCAGACGGAACAACTTTAGATTTAAAATCTTCCTCTCTTTGAGCTGTCAAAGCTTCTTCTAAAACTTCTTGTGATTTAGGTTTCTCTGTTAAAAAACTTATTGCTTGTTCTATATTTTTAGTGCTTGGTAAAGTTTTACCTGGACTTAATGCTTGAAGAGCTTTATCTATTCCTCTTAATGTATCTCCTAAAATCCTCCCACCTCTTGAAACATCCTCTTCACCTGATAAAATTTCACCAAACTGTCTTGTTTGAAAAAGATTACCATATAGGCTATCATCAAGTAACCCACCTGTAGCCGTTGGTGGCATTTGTCTAGGTTTACGAGAAACCTTTCTTTCTATAAAGCTTTGGTAAGGTGATACACCCAGACCTTGTTTAAATGGGTCAATTGTTATTCCTAAATCTTTTACCATTTTATTTATACAATCCTTGTAATGCTGTGGCTGCACCTATGCCAGATAAAAACGGATTAGGACTTGGCTCAAATGATTGTTTAAACTGGTCTACACTTGCAGCAGATGGTGAACCAGCTAAAAATTTCTGACCAATACCTAAAGGTGCTAAAACCTCTTGTAAAGGTAAGGCTGCAGATGCTCGTTGTGCATCTAATATTGTTTGATTTAATGCTTGTCTTTGTGCTCCAGCAGCTGATTTAGTTGCTAAATCTTGACCAGTAAGTGTTGAATACACACGACCTATATCAGCTTCTGTTCCAGCTAATTGACCTTGTGCAGATCCAACTCCAGCAGCTATCTTAGCTGCATTTAACGCTCTATTTTTAGCTATTTCATCAGCTTTCATAGCTTGTTGTTGTGCAAAATCATATCCTTTAGATAACAAATCAGAAATGGTTTTGTTTTTTGCTTCTTGAACTCTTTTAGCTGTTTCTGCTCTCTGCACACCAGATCGTGAACCACCAAATGCTCCAGATCTAACTGCTTTTGCATCATCCACTATTCGAGCAAGAGCAGCTTGACGATCTATTTCCTTAATTGATTCGTCAATTACAGCTTTCCTAAATGGATTAAAAAATTCCATTGTTTGTGTAGAGGGATCAAATGTACCTAGACCTTCACTTTCTTTTTCTGGTATTACCCTTTGTAAATAATCTGTAACACCTCCTAATGTTGTTCTTGCTTGACCAAGTGGTGTGCTTGTATCTGCTACACCCAAAACGTCTGTAGGTCTACCAAAATATTCTTCTGCTCTTTCTTCAAATTCATCACTACCTAAAGTAGTAAGAACATCTGTTTGTAATTCATCTAAAGGTGCAACTTGAAAGTCTGGTAAACGAAATAAATCTTCTGTAATAAACTGTTTTCCAAAATTAGGATTAGGAATTTCATTTCCAAAATTGTCTAATATAAATTGTCTTGTATCAACTCTTGGTTTGATACCAGTTAATATACCACTAAAATCTCTTGGACTAGATAGATCAAATGGATCAATCCTTCTAACTTGACCAAAACTTGGATTTGGAACTATAGTATTAAAATTTGGATTATCTATTAAATTGTTAGGATTATTTGGATCTTGTATTTTTTCTCTAGTATCAACAATTTTTTCTCTTTTATCTCTACTAAAAAACAGTGCATCAAAAATACCTTTTTCTAGATCCTCAATGTAAGATGGTTTTCTTTGTACTACCTCTTGTCTTGTTTCTTCAACCATTACGCTTTCCTTTCAAGTTTATCCATCATACTGTATGCACGATTGATACCCTTATCTATGTCACCATCACCTAAACCTTTTACAGCATCTCTTGTTAAAACAAACTCACCAGCCATCAACATAGCTGGAACATCATCTTTTGTGCCAGATCCTTCAGAGGGATCTATTCCACCATTTCTTCTAGGAAAACTAGCTGTTCCACCATCTTTAAATTCAGTAATTGGATTAAAAATATCAGAAGATCCAAACTTTCCAAATCTACTTTCTATTTGTTTTACAACTTCTTGTTTTTCTTCTGGACTTAACGCATCAAAAGCTTGTGCTGTTAAACCAAAGGCAGCAAGTTGTCCAAGCTTTGTATCAAGTAATTTACCTACAGGACTTGTTAAAAATTTACTGTCTGCTGGAAGAACAGCTTTGATACCCTCTCCTAAAAATGTTTTTGGGGTTGGTACTATTTTTTCTGTTCCTGTAAAAAGTCCTTTTATTTTTTTGGCACTAGGCGATGCAGATGCAAATGTTAATCCTCCTAATCCACCCAATAAAGCACTTCTAGCTAAATCTCTACCCTTTTGTCCAGTTAACGCACCAGTTGCTGTTGCACCTAACGCACCTCTTGCTATTGGATTAGCTAGAGCTTTACCAATAATATTACCAGTTCCTATAGAAGTTCCTAAACCACCTAATAAACTACCTATGGCTGGACCTAAAAGAAAAGGAGCTGCAAATCTAAGTAACTTTTTTAAATTAAAAAATTCAGGCTGACCAGTAGCTGGATTAATACTGTTTATTCCAGAACCAACTGTATATCTATCTGGATTTAAGCCTTCTTGCGATAATGCAGCCATGATACCAGTTTTTAAATCAGGTCTTTTATCTAATACTTCTTGTGGAACAATCATCTCACCAGTAGAAACGTGAGCCATTGTATTGTCACCATATCTACCCATTTGACCCATATTTAGCATTTAATACCTCGATGACTTAATATTTGCGATGTTAACAAACTTTTAAACAGATTACTATAAAAAACTACACTGTAATAGTTACTGAACCAACACTACCAGTTCCAGTTAATCCTTGTGGGTGTGGAACTGTGGATTTTGTTATTTTAATAAAACCATTGTGCTCAAATAATTCTCCTACTTCTAACCCTCTATCATGGTCTTGTAAATTTGTTAAGACCAAACTTGTGTTTCTTCCTTCACCTGGGTTTTGTATTTGAGTGACATAAAGTGAAAATAAACGAACAATCTCTGCCATATACGCTTGCGAAAATTCCTCTGGAGCACTTGGGAAAAATGGTAAGGTAAGGTTTCTAGACATTATCTTCTTCCATCTGGTCTAATTTCTAATCGAGGTGATCCTAATCGCCATCCTGTTTCAGTTGCAGTAGATGATACTCTTAACGCAAAAGAACGACCTCTTAAACGAATATTAGCTTGATTTGTGTATTGTTCAACAACTGTTGTAGTTTCTTGTGCTGTTCTAGATATAGTTGAGTCATTTGTTTGCAAGTAATCACCACCAGGAAAGTTCCTTGTTTTTAAAGTAAATATTGCATTTGGGTTACTATCTGGTGAGTTCCTAAATGTAATATCTGGTACAAGTTTATTTAATAATAAAAATCTATCACCATCACCTATGTCAATTTGACTTGATTCGATATGAGAAGATATAGCACTTGCAGGCACTGTGCTTCCATCATCAAAACCATTTTCGTGATTAAATAAATAATGGTCTGTACCAGCTGCGATTGGAAACTCATAGATACCTCTATCCATCCAGAAAGTTCTAGCCAGAGAACCAAAATACCATATCTTTTGTTCATAGTTATAAATTACATATTTATCATTCTCTAAACTATTTGCACTAGGATAAAACCACCAGATTTCAGCAAAAGAGGAATTTACACCTGCTGTTACTTTTTCAAGTTGTTCTCTATTTATATCGCTAAATACAAAATCCTTAACAGAGCATGGTATTCTTTGAACACCACCTTTATAAACATAAAATTCATTTACACCCATCCAGAATACAGCATCTTCTACGGCAACAGGTGATAATGGTCCAGCTATCGTAATATTTTCAGATATTGCTGTAATCCCAAAAGTAAATGGTGGTCCTATAAACTGCATAGAATGAAGTGATACATCAGTAAAGACAATAATTTCTCTTCTTGTTTCTACGGCTGTAATAATTTGTGAACCAGATCCTATTCTTAAATCACCAGCAGTATTTGTAGCCGTTGATTCCCAATCAGTAATACTTTCTTGTGAAGAAAAACGTATAAGTAACGGATCTTGCGTACCAATATTAGTTTGTGGATCACAACCAAACGCAATAACGTGTCTATCTCGATCAGAAACAATGACTTGTTTTGCTATCGTTGGAGTAGTATTTGCACCAGAAACATCTTTTAACAACACAGCTCGACTATTTAATCCAGCAGAGGTATCATAATAGCCAATAATTCCATCACGAACATTAATAATTAAATCTTCACCAAAGTTGTCGTGTGTCCATATACGCATTGACGTTGTTGATAGAGAAACATCAGCGTTTGAG